CGAATCAAGAAACATTTCATTAATTGCCATATTAGTATAGAAATTATTTTGAAACGAGTTAAAAGCAAGAACATCAAGCATAGCTGATAGGTTACTACCTTCAAAATTGTAATCTTTAAATTGCGTCTGTGTCTTTAAATATGTTTTAAGTTGACTTTTAATACTATCAAAGTCAAGTTCTGTAATTGGGGTTTTTGGATTGGCCATTTTTATCTTGTCCTGTCTAAAATAACGTCTAACTGAATAGGTTGTTCTTCGTTTCGCACCGAAAATAATACACTAATATTTACGTGTGTATCGTCTAAGCCTGCAATCACACGCACATCTATAAGTTCTGCTCTTGGTTCGTATATCTCTATGGTATCAACAATATTTTCTTCCATAAGTTTTAATGTACCGGGAGTCATTTGTTCAAATAACAATTCCCTAATACCACCACCTATGTTTGGTTGCATAAGTCTTTCGCCTGGGTCAGTTAACATTAGATTTCTAATTGACTGTTTTACTGAGTCTTCGTCCTTCATTAATGCAAGGTCTTTTGATATAGGACTGACACGCAGGTCTTTATGAAAGTCAGAATATAAATTGACCTTTTTGGTTCTGGGTGTGAAAACATCTACTGTCATTGTCCTGGTATCTCTCTTATATCTAAATGAATGGATTTATCATATTCCTTTGCGAATTTAAATCCATTTTTAAGTGCCGAATCTATAAATGCATCAACATCGGCCATGTCTTTTTTAACATCTATAACCAATCCGCTTAAATGAGCATTATTTTCATTGCCCTTTAATTTCTTATTATAAGCTTTACTGGTCCAACCATAATTAATAGTAAATGTGCCACCTATTTCTTCTTGAACTCTCATTAGGTAAACTTTAACATCAAGGTCGATTCTTGTATATCCGTAGATACCAACTCCTTCCTTTTCGTCCATCCAATCGCCTTCAAGTTTTATCTTGTCATTAGCACCCTTAAATACTTGCCCACAAGGTGGTAAATCAGCATATTCAGCAGCTGTTGGTTCTGGCACATTTTGAGGTGCGTTGCCTGACGGTGTGAAATTACTTCCTCCAGGGTCAGTCCAGCGTGCCTCCAATCTATTTATTTTATCTTTCCGAACAGCTGGAGAATATCTTATGGCTCCTGCTCTTATTGCGGTCGATGTATTAATGTTTGAAATCGTTTTAAGTCTGTTTGTAATTGTTGTAAATCGCAATGTGTAATCGTCTAAAGGCTTTTTAATGTCGCGAACCAACGCTTCCACATTAGAAACCAAGGCACAGAAACGAGAAATCATCATTTGGATAGCTTCCAAATTAGGGCTTTCAAATAGACTGACAAAATAGTCTATTAACGCAATTATCTTTTCCTTAAATGTCTTTTTATTTTCATCAGTAAAGAAAGCACAAGATTGTGACGCTGCTGTCATTACAGGTTTTGCTATATTTTTATTATAAAAGGTTTCTATATCACCTATTATATCAGTAATGCTAAAGTTTTCTATTGCGTCCTGAACCTCTTGGATAATATCGTTAATTACATCTCCAACTTTCTTTTTAAGTTCCTTTATAAGTTGTTTAACTAATTGCTTTTCTGCTTCCTTTGAAAAGAATTCATAAGATCTAATTTTATTAATAAACGCCAATGTATCTGCTATTGCACCCTCTATTTGACCAACCAATGTAAAGAAGGCATCGATTTGACCAAAAATTTGTGGCATTAATGCACAGAAACCACCCAATGCACTCTCATCAAATGTATCAGCATAATATGAATCCAATGTTCTGGCGAGTTTTGTTAAATCACTATTTAAAACACCAGCTGGTGTATAGTTATAAGAGTTTATAAAATCTGCAAATTCAACAATTGTAATATTACCAGTTGACCATCTCCTGTCTAAAGAAGGATAATCACCATCGGTAAGAGTACTTTGTAATGCATTAATATAATCACTTGCTTTATATAAATCGTCACCATATTGATTGTATAAAATTCCAACCGGATTATCTTCCTTATCGGAATCCATATTCTCAATAAATTGTGCTGCAAATACATCAATCTGATTTAAGGTATATTCGCCTTTATCATTTAAATTAACTCCCGGCCCAAGGCCGAGTTTATTCATTGTGACTTGGTCAGTTACATCAATACAATTCGAGGTTGCCATTAGAACAATATCTCCTTAATTTTACTCACAATATCAGTTGCCTCATCTTCAATAGGAGAAACATATCCAGCAGCCCAACCCATTGCAAAATAACCACCCGGCATTATGTTAGTAGATTTGGATGGTGGTTCTGGCATTTTAGTTTGAGAGCCAGCAAATAATGCAGGGATTGCAAAATTTAATTCTGGTAAAGTAAAGAATAGACCTGAAGGTATATTTAATGGAGGTGTTCTTCCAGGACCAGGAGCACAAGGACTTCCCGGCGCGGAGCTAATTGGTAATGGAGCACCTAATGTTGCAAAATCTCCTCTGAGGGAAGATACAGCAGTAGCCTGCACTACACCAATGGATTTAACAAACGGTGTATCAATTGTTGTATTACCAATACCCCAAATATTAAAGCCTTTAAAGCCAACATTAAAATTAATATCATTACTACTTGCAGTTAAATCATTAATACATGTAAATTTCATGCCAAGGGTCGAATATAATTCCATATCAAGCAGCGATGTAATATTCACATTTTGTCCTGTGACAATAACTTGCTCACCCCCGTCAGCAACAATACTTTCTTTGCCGAAGAGATTTAATACACCTACATTAGCGTCAATTTTAACATCACAGCCTCGGATTTGAACTTGTTCACCACCATTTAGATTCATTTGGCCACCGACACCAAATTCCGCGTTACCATGCACAAGCATACGATAGTCGCCTTCTATCTCTTCTGTCTTATTACCTTTCACGTACACATGCGCGTTACCATTGACCGTAACTGTCGAATGACCAGACGACTCATGCTTTGTGCCAATGTTTATTTCATATCTATCTGCTGCAGCACGTTCAGTTACTGTACCTTTGGCATCGATTTGAATATATGCACCAGATTTATGGTTAATCATAATTCGTTCAGATCCCGGCGAGTCATCCAATTCAATACTATGAGTACCTGTTTCTATTACTCTATTATATGGATATTTGGCAGCGTATGCAGAGCCTGGTTCTGCCCAGGTATCAGATTCGCCTCCAACCTTTTGGTCGTGAACTCTATTTAATTCTTGTGTGGGAATATAAGTTTCGTTTAAGTTTTCACCAGTTGCCAATCTAGATTGTTGTGGTAAACCTATATCTTTTGGAGTCATTCCTTTTGCTTGGATTGCTCCATTATTTTCCGGAATGACACCCCAGCCTGCTGTTGCAGGGTCATGCTCTTCCACATATTGCGAAGGTATTAAACCTAAAATCATTGGGTGTTGAGCATTACGACCATCCATAAACACTCCCCAAACAAAAGAATTTAGCGGGGGTGGTGGATTATTTGGGTCATAATTTCCTTGCACACAAATTGCCCAAGGTAGATCTGGAGTTTCGATTTCTTTATTTGTACCGTGTGTGCCAAACGCACGAACTTGTACACGTCCTTCGTGCCTTTTATCTTCGATGTTTTCAACGACACCGACAAAGAATAGAGGATTAGTTAAGCCTGCAGTATCCATTATTGTGTATTTCCATATTTTATAAGAGTCAACTGTGTTGTAAGAGTATTATCTTTAACTGTTTGTGTGGCCGTATGCACAAGATATCTACCACCCATTTGTTTATTTAATTTATTTTTATCATCCGATATTGAGACTTCTGGCATAATCACAGCTACAACATGTCCAGCCTGAATATCAAGCCTGCCTTTTATTGTAGCAGCAACTTTTGATGAATTTAAATGATGGTTATATGCAACTCTATTAGATACAATTTCCGAATAAAATTGGTCACCTCGAACTATCCTATCTTTCGCGGGAGTTTCAATATGACCAGGGCCAGAGTAATCACGGAATACCATAAATTGTCTTGCATTCTTTTCCGTAAAGGTTTCTTTAATAAAATCTTCTGAATGCACATCATCTTTTAATGCAGATTTTCCAGCACCAGTAAAGTAATTTACATTATCCAAATAGTTAAATGTTCTAAAATCTACCTTATGTTGGAGTAAATCAATCTCTACAACCTTATTTGCATATCCACCGGAATATAAATCTTCTCCAGTATTTACTCTTCTCATTTGGCTAATACTTTCCAGATTCTTTATTTGGTCAAAGGCCTCTATAGGATTCTTTGACATAACAGGAAAATAATATAAATCTTTAATTTGTTGGGAATTTTCCTTAGCCTTTTCCATTAAAAATTCATCAGTCACAAAATGGTACCCATCAAAATTTTCAAAAAATCTATACGAATTGCTTGCACTTTGTTTACTGAATGATTTACTTGCAACAAATTCTAATGCCTTTGATGGCCTATAATTTGGAATAATTAACTGTAAATTACCATCAGATCCTTGCGAATAAAATCGTCTGCCTTTATCTGACAATATTTTAAATTTCTTGGCTTTAAAATCTGCGGGTAGTGTTTCCCCCAACAAGTCATCTTTAGGGTTTACTTTTTCTATTTTACTATAATATCTTTTAAAAATATCTGTGGCAATTTGTCCACCAGTTTTATCTCTAAATGCTTCAGTGATTTTATGCAATTCTGCTTTATAACTTGTCTGTGAAATAAAGTGTAGGGTATATGTTAATGAGCCACCATCATCACTTCTATTAATATTATCAATTTTGTATAATTGTGTTTTAAGCTCTACTACTGTATTAAGACCAAATGCCTTTACAACAATTGCAAGTTCTTCCTCACCGAACAGTCCAAAGTTTTCCAAAACACCCACACCATCATATATTTGTAATTGACCTTTATATGATATTGATTCGATTGACTGACTAAAGCCAAATTCTGCTATTAATGCGGTAATATTCTTAGTATCACCATTAGGTTTTCTTATTATCGCTTCTTCAATTTGACAAGCTGATGGATTAAACCCTTCCATACTATATTATTCCGAGCTTATGCTGTTGAGAAATGAGGTACTGATTTGTCCTACAAATGCCTTGTCAAATAAAAATATTTCTTTTTTCTTTTCATTAAGAGCAAGTTCATAGTCATAGATTCTATAAGGTTTCCAATCCTCTGGGATAATACGCTTAATAATAATCTTTGCTCCACGTTCTGTTCTCATAATAACACGGTCTTCCCTACGAAGATAAATCGTCTGAAACGATTCCGGTGCCAATATAATATCATCTATAGCTGCCATTTGTTATACCTGTTTTATGTAATATATAATGTTCTCATCTCTTGCTTCATCTCGAATCCAGTCAAGTACATCTTCACCGGTTTGCTGAGATTGTTCAGCATATTTATCGACGAGATAATCATTAAATGTGTTTTCGTTCATTGGCCATTCGTGATATGGGTCCATAATATTGTTCGCTAAATAGATAAGCCAAACGTAATCAACAGAACCATAATACAATCTTGCAACATCTTCAGCACGTTCATTACTACTTACCGTGTAAGGATAATACACATAAGGATTGTTTTGTACAGCTGTTAAAAAGGCACTACGTCTGGTAATGTCTTTTACTCTACGACCATTATAGTTTATTGTTGGAAAATTCTCAAAGTATTTCATTAGAAACTAGGCCCTCCTGTAAATGTTTTTGGTTTTTCTTCTGCACCAGCAATTTCTACTTCCTCTTCGCCGTAATCCTCAGCTGTATGAATAACAAGTTCAGAGAACGATAAGGAAATATTAACAGCAGCTGGTCGGCCACCTTTTGCAATAACCATATTTCCTGTTGCCCCGTAATCAACATCCATACCTGTACACATTGCTGGTTTAAATTGTGGGAAATGTGAGCCATCGACACCAACCAAATTGATATATACGGCATCTGGATAACTTAAAAACATTCTTTGAAGAGGTCCACTTTCGGCAGCTTGTCTAGCTGCACCTTCTGGAAAAAGACCTGACGCGGATTCACCAAAACCACCACCAGATGTTGTTGGCAATATTCTTCGCTTTAATGACTTAATAATATCTTTAATTCTATCCGAATCTTCTTTACTTTCTGGATATAAATCCCAATCAAAGGTATAACTTTTAAGATCAACACCCTCGAAGGCCAATGTTTCGGATGGATTAATTGCCATACCAGAATCCATTGCAATAGTTTTACCTATATCGCCATTAAAATTTCTTGCCAAATATGCTGCAAATAATTTTGCAGAATCACCACCTAATTTTAGACCTGAACCAACACCATCTCTAAATTGTTGTGCAAGCATTAATGCACCTCCCATACCAGGATTTTCTCTTAGTGTTTTACTAACACTACTACCAAATTTTTCTAATTTTGATTGTGCATTCTTCGCACCGGCCGCAGCACCTTGTGGGTCATTGGCAACTGAATTTACAGCACTAGATAAGGATTCACCAACAACCGACATAACAAGATCTCTTTCAAAATTATTGTAGGTAAGTCCTGTACTGTCTTGTAATGATGTTGGGAATGGTAGATAAAAAGATTGTTGTCCTTTCTTTTCGGCAAATCCTTTGGTGCCAAACTGTACAGAATTAAGTTCCCTACCAGCATTTTGTGCAACTAACTTAGCAAATGAATATTGTTTAAAAATAAGTTGTATTCCATGCGAATGAGCTCTTGCTGGAAACGAAAGTTCAGAATTAAAACCTTCTATTCTTTTTGCGCGGGCAATTACTGCTGCTGGTGAAGTATCTTTTCTTGTCGTTTGTGCCATTTATAATCTTCCATTTTGGATAAATATCTATTACGAATACATTTAATTATTATTTATATACAAAGTGGAAATAGACTATGGCTTATAGAGGCGGGTTTCGCCCCAAAAATCCAGCCAAATACAAAGGAAATCCCACA